CACCTCAGTTGTTATTACAACGTTCCATAATGTATGGATACTCGTGAACGGGCCGACTTGATTGACACACGTACGGAAGTAATTCCTACTGCGTGTGGCCATCCTGGCCATAGTCCTGTAAATGTTCAGTTTCTTTGGCCGTCCTATAAGAGGACGTTCGAGGTTACTTCGACAAACAGTACTAAGGACAAGCATGTGTGGAAGGACTTTGAGCATTACAAACGCTCTGTCACTACACCCACGCGAGTTGCATGGACAGGGGCTGTTGATACGCACGTATTTACCGATATTTCGCGTAAATATGATTCGTGCACCAGCTCTGACCCCTATGCATGGTCCTGTAATGAGTTCGGAACACCCGGTGAGTACCTAGATGGACTCTCCGATTGGTATGATCCTACTTTGGAAAACGGTACACGTTTTATTGTACCTCCAAGTGGGCTAAACGAGTTGCGGAATGCCTCTTATCGAAGCATGCTGCCACTAATAAAGTCAGAGCTATCGTCCATCAACTCTCTCATAGAGTTGAAAGACTTTAGATCTCTGCCTCATACACAAGCTCGGTTGCGTAACTTCATAACGTCTCTGCCAAAAGGTTGGCGAAACGCGAAGAAGCAAACGCTACGCGAGTTATTCCGTACAGGGTCAGATGGTTATCTCCAGTTGAGTTTTAACTTTCTGCCTCTGGCATCCGATATCGCCGATTTATTTAAGGCGATACAACGGACTAAAGCTCGTGTAAACGAGCTGATTGCCGGACAGGGTTCCTTCAGGAGGAGACATTATCGTCGACTTCTGGTCAGTGATGACACTAGCGTGGAGTCTAAAGATTACTTCACTGCCGGTTGGGTTAGTAATTACCCAACTAGCGTGAAATCTGAAGCTACGCGTTATGTTTACACTGATGTGAACACTTTCCATGCTGAGATTGAGTATAATTACAATTTTACTCAATACCAAGTTGAGCATGCTCAACTACTTGGCCTACTAGATGCTCTTGGGGTTAACCTTAACCCTGCGATTATCTGGAACGCCATAAAGTTCTCTTTTATCATCGACTGGCTGATTAATGTCAGCAAATGGTTGAATGATAGAAGAGTACTCAACATGGAACCTGTGATAAACATACATAACTACCTGTGGTCGGTCACACGCCGTCGTCGTATTTTGGTATACAGAAACCTGAGAAGGAATTCTGTATATCACGATATCGGCGCAAACGAAACGGTGCTCGAACCAGGTGGTCCGCTGCCGGTAGTTACCGAGTCGGCTTACCGCCGACAAGTTGAACTACCGACTTCTAGCTTGATTACAACAAGCGGGCTAAGCTTAAAAGAGTTTAGCCTCGGCGCTGCTCTCGTACTAGTACGAGGTAAACGTCATAAACATAAGGGATAGAAATCCCGTCTTACCCAATTGGGTAAGAAGCATATAACATCAACCATAAGCATGCTAAGTAATACACTTAACACCAATGAAATAAAGAACAGTGCTGGTACGGAACAAGAGTTCCAACGCATCACTACTGGGCCCGGTCGTTCAACGGAATTCAGTTTAATTACTGAAGCTCCGGCGTACGAGCATCGACTCTTGATTAATCACCAAGAGATCGGTACTGGTATTCGACTGAGACGGCGGTCCCGTGTCGGCTTCATCAAAAATGTAGCCTCCACGGTTGATCCGACGTATACAGCCCCGATCATCGCCAACTTTACCTTGGACGCTCCTATTGGGGCGCTCTTGGCAAACACGGAGATGGTCCACGTTGTCGCCAACATGTTATCGTTTTGTGCCTCTTTGGGCGCAAGTACGACTATATTGTATGACGGCACTGGAAACGGGGCCCAGGTCTTGCTGACTGGCGGGTTGTGAATCCGCTGGCTACAAGACTTCTTAGGATCTTGGCCTACTGCTTATGTGTAGCTATTACGCTACTCGTATTCGGTTGCCTTGGTCCTGGTCAACATCTGAAGCTTGGTGATCTCAAGTTTTGGTATAAGGATTACGGAGTATCGACTTCCGTCGAATACTCTAGCGATTCGTTTAGCGGTAGTAATACCGATACTAATATTATTATTAGTACGAATCGCAGTCCTGTTCCCTCAACTCGCTAACACCATGCTTCATAGTTGCTAACTTCTCATCCATCCATAGGCTGCCTCTTCCTGCAAACCGGGCCAGTTTTAACTGGTCTTTCCGGTCCGTCATAGAAGTGGTCCTGTGGTCGATTACTATGCAGGGAATAGATATTTAGGAACCTATTGATACGGTTCTAACAATATGCTATCCTGGAGCGAAACTCGGCGTAAAGTCGATATCTCGCTGTAAGGTAATCTTAGGCTCGAGAAGTTAGTTGGCACTTCAGTCTCCGAGAGCTGTTACAGTGTGCAATGTCCCTGGCGGAACGACCCACCATGTCTCTGCGAAGTATTCGCAGATCATGTTAGTGGCATCGATGTCCGTCATGGGGCCTGTATGCTGTATAACTCGTCCGGTTACTGGAAGTACTACGTCCACACGAATCAGCGCTTGAATCCTCGGCGAAAGCCGGGGTTTCTTCGCTGTGTTCGTGAGGTCGTACTTAACGTTCTTCGTTTTGAGGAATGTATGCATGTTGGTCTACAGGTTGGTCACGGTGTATTGCATGCTCTAGGAAGGACTCCATATGGATCCTGATAAGAGCCTAGATGAGGTTAATGTCATCGCTGCACTACTCCGTGACGTTCACACGTTACACGGGGTTGTGTTTAACAATACCGCTCTTCGAAATACCCTAAAACGGGTATATCTGAGAACGGCCAGGGAAGGTTTAGGTTTTCTAACGAAAACCCTGCCACGTCTGGGGAAAGGCTTTGATAAAGCCCTAACCGGAACACCTCTGAACGCTATTTCGCATGGATTCAAACCCATGTCCAATAGTAAGCTTCCTAAGTTTTTAGGTGAGCTTTTCAGTCGAGTTCTGGCGCCAGATGGGACGGTACTTCCCGATCCGTGTACAAAGTGCATCCGCACCCTTCGGGACATTCTGTATTTATTCTATAAATACGAGGTCCCGTATGCTGCTGAAGATGAACAGCTTGTTCTGGATAAGTTTGTGAAAACTGATTCAGAGCTGCAAGAATTCAACAACTATGCGAAGGCATTGTTAGAGGATTCTACAAACTATGTGACGTATATTCAACCTCGACTTGATTTCAAATCAAGATCCAGGAAGAGTGTCACACGCAAGGCACGCATCCTCTTAGCGAGATTGTTTGCCTTCTTTGACCCGAAAGACATTCACCCTAAACACGGTCCCGGGGCCGTTGCTACCAAGCAACGACTTTGGGACAAGTTTAAGTGGAAGAATGTCTCGGCGAAGATCACAGACGTTTACCCCTTTGACGCTTATTTTTGTGCGTCATTGGGACATGTTTGTGACCATTATGACAAGTTTGATCTTGTCAGTGAGGCGGATCTTCCTGCACGAGTAATTCTCGTACCGAAGGATTCGCGTGGTCCCCGACTGATCTCCTGCGAACCCGTTGATTATCAATGGATTCAGCAGGGGCTGGGCAGGGCAATAGTTAAGCATGTAGAGAAGCACGAACTCACAAAGTTCAATGTCTTCTTTACTGATCAGGGGCCTAACCAGCGGGGAGCCTTACTTGGCTCCACGCACGGAGGCTACTCTACTCTTGACCTCAATGAGGCCTCGGATAGAGTAAGTACTGGTCTGGTCAACCTGCTGTTCCCTGAGGTGCTCGCAAAGCACCTCATGGCCTGTAGGTCTTCCGCAACCGAGCTGCCGGACGGAACATTAGTA